CCAAGTAAGGTGACGAGTCGACTCCTGTGCCATAGATGGCACAAGAGAGCCCTCCTCAGCATAAAACATTAGATGGGGGCTATCGAAAGTATCTTCCAAAGATACTTTCCAGCCAGCGGACTCCGCTGACTGACGGAACCAAGGTTCCATATAGGGAGTATGCTCCCTATATTCGGCTGCGACTTTGTCGCAGTCGGATGGCAAAGAGTGCTTTGTCATCAATAGGAATGAGTAAATCATTACTATGTCGTCGCCTACTAGAGAGTAGGCGGCGCCTGCAATCTTAAACCGGAATGCAGGACGGTCAATATGACCGGACTTAGATAGAGTATCTAAGTTGTACGGTTTAACCGTACCAAGCCGGGGAATACGATCATTCCCAGGCGCCCTCCCAAGAGGGGACGCTAGGAGAGCTAACCTAGCGTTATAGTCCTGGCCGACGGTCAGGACCACCTTTGTAAAAAGGTCACCCATCAGGAAAGCCCGATGGGTCACGAACCAAGAGTACTTGGAACGACCGTCCCGATAGAATACCGGGCGCGGAGACGTATATAACGTCTTAGCCAACATCATTAGAGCTGTTGGCTGACGAGGCCCCCTCGTCTGCCGTATGAATTCTGACCATACGGCCTTGGCAAACCACCAGTTGCCAAAGTCTGTCGCTTCCGACAGATCGGTTGAAAAACCGTAGACTTCCCCTCCTGGGGGGAAGCCATCCCAGCCCATAGCGTCTGGGCTGAGATCTGTGTGAACGAAGTTCCACAGATGCCGATCCGCCTTCAAGCCGGATCGAGTCTCCGGAGCGTAAACCGCCGGGACTAATGCGTGTGCGAACACGCCCATTATGACTTGATAAGCATAATGAGCCACGGTAATAGACCGGGCTTTTGACTGATCCGCCACACAGTGATAGCGGACAGAACGGACAGCATGTCCGTTGGTCAGTGCACAGTGCACTGCCCAATTTAAGAGGTCCTTTGAACCCCTTACAGGCCTTGGCCTGTCAAAGCGCTTGAATTCAAGCGTTTTGAGATCGTATTCACCTTGTAGAACACGATGTCTGGCGAGATATAAAAGATATCTCGTCTGTCCCCCTACCTCGTAGGGTTTCACACCTGGAAGATAGTAGCTACCTTCCAGTACCTCAGGTTTCTGAGGTGACTGCAGACACGCTTTGGGTCCGCAGGAGACTTGAGCTTCAAGTCCTGTGACGTTGTCACATCGG